AAAGTATGGTTCATTTGGAGTAGTAGTATCTGTTGATGGTGTATCTGGGCAGTTTATATTAAATGATACGTTAGAGATTTATGGCGATGCACTGCATTTAATAGATACACCTAACACAGATCCTTTAGATAGTTTTGTAGGTAGTGTTTCTGTAACTGCTGACGCTAATACGGCAGTTACGGGTGTGTCTGCTGCGTCTGCATTAGGCTCACTTATAATTGAAGCTACAACAATTATTTCCGTAACTGGTGTTGCTGGAAATGAAGAAATAGGTAGTGTTAGTGTTTCAGGAGATGCAACAGCAAATCCAGAAATACCGTTTTTAGGGGATCAGCTTTTACTTTATATGACCGTTCCTGTAATTCTTGGGGACGCTAATATAACTGTTAATTCAGTTGAAGCAACGGGGCAAGTAGAACCGCCTAGTGTATTTGCAAGTAGTAATACATTAGTTACAGGCGTAAACACAACATCTAATGTTGGCACAGTTTCTTTAGAGACAAACAACTATCTTGATGTATCAGGTATAGAAATTGTTTCTAGTATAGGTAGCCCTGTAATAATTGCTAAGGCTACAGTAACTATAACGGGTGTATTTGCAACCTGTTTTGTTGGTTCTGTAACTATACTTGAAAATGAAGTACAAATACCTCCTGCTGTTGTTGGATCGTTCTCTGTAGGTACCGTTGTAATTACTACAACAGCATTTAACTTTAATGCGGTAGCTTCTCAGTACAGTAGAAATAGAACTGCGTATATTCCCAGGAAACCGACAGCAAAAGAGCGTACTGTAATTATACCGGCTGGGCAATAAGAAAAGGATTCATTGTGTCTTTTAGATGGCCTAATAAAGATCCAGATGAAACGTTAGACTACAGTATTGACTGGTCTAGGTACGTTGGTTCTGCATCTATTACTAATGTTGTTTGGTATGTAGACGATGCTACAGGTACAAAAACACTTATACCTACTGGTGCTGTAGTTAATGGTATTCAAAATGTGTCACCAAGTACAAGTGGCAAAGTGACAACAATTAATCTTGCACTAGGCACGAACAATACAGAGTACAAATTTTACTGCAATATAACAGACAGCACAGGTACTGTAACTGAGCGCTCAGTTAAATTGCGAGTTAAGGAATACTAATGGCTTATAATTTTTTAGGGTTAGTTAATGATGTAAACAGACGGCTCAATGAAGTTGAGTTGACTGACTCTAACTTTGCAACTGCCACTGGTTTTTACTCTCAAGCTAAAGATGCTGTTAATGCAGCCATTCAAGATATTAACCAACAACAGTTTGAGTGGCCTTTTAATTATGTAGAAACGGAAGAAACGCTAACCCCGGGTACAACCCGGTATGCGTTTCCTACCTATGCCCGAACTATTGATATCGATACTTTTCGTATTAAGCATGATGATACGCTAGACAACAGAACCGAAAAGTTAAAGGTTCTTAATTATGAAGATTATCTTGAAAAATTTGTAGATCAGGAGTATAATACAGATACAAGTCTGCGTGACTTGCCACGATATGTATTTAGGTCTCCTGGGCTAGAGTTTGGTATTGTACCTGCACCTGACAAAGCTTATAAAGTTGTGTACGAATACTACTCTACTACCATAGAACTTATTGATCCAACTGATGTACCTACAATTCCTGAAATTTACAGGCACGTGATTGTAGAAGGTGCAATGTACCATGCATATATGTTTCGGAGTAACGAACAAGCAGCAGCAATTGCAATGCGTAAGTTTGAGGCAGGCATTAAAAATATGAGAACAATTCTCATTAATAGGTATGAGTATGTTCGTTCTACTGCTATTCAACAAAATAGGCGTACTGCATATTCGTTTAGGATTTCTTAATGGCTGACGGTTGGCAAACACTACCGATACAGTTTAGTGGTGGGTTAATAACCAATCTGTCTCCTTTACAGCACGGGATACAAGCCCCAGGTTCTGCAAGGGTATTGCGTAATTTTGAGCCATCTACTGATGGCGGTTACAAAAAGATTCTTGGTTTTGTTAAATATAGTTCTTCTTTTGTCCCGCAGTACGGAACTCCGTTAGTGCATGGGGGGAGTCAAACAGGAACTAGTTTAGTAATTGCAAACATATACGAAGCGCCAGTAGCTGGAAATACATTTACAATAACTGGCGTTACGGGTACTTATACAATAGCTAGTGGCGGTGTGTCTTATGATACAGCTACTAAAAGGGCTACGCTAACTTTAACTACTTCTTTAGCTAGTAGTCCTGCAGATAAAGCGGCAGTAACTTTTACAAGTAATGCTGGTCTTATTAATGGTGTGGCTGCATGGGAAACCTATGCAATTGCTGTAAGAAACAATGTTGTATACGCATCTACAGGTGCTGCTTGGAATAAAGTAAATGTACCTTCTTATGGTACTGTATTAGTAAATGGTGGTTCTCAGACAGGCGGGACGCTTGCTGTAGACGGGCTAACTAATACACCACAGGTTGGTGACACGTTTACAATAGCTAGTGTTGGTTTGGTATATACAGTAACTGCTTTACCTACTGTTACTTCTGGTGCTACTTCTATTGCTATTAGCCCAAATCTAGATAGCAGTCCAGCAGATAATGCAGTTATAACTTTCTTAACTGCAAATAGAACGACAACAAACAAGAGTAGATTTGCAAAGTATCGTATTGCAAACGTAGAAAAAATAGCAAGTGTTGATGGTGCTAACTATCCTTTTATATGGGACGGCACTACATATAACCAGTTAAATAAAGCGCCGTCTGATGTTTATGCTGCTGACCATGTAGCTTTTCATAAGAACCAATTGTTTTTTGCAAAAGGTGATGTTCTGTCTTTTACTTCACCCTATACAGATACAGATTTTAATGTAGCAAATGGAGCGGGTTTAATTTCTGTAGGAAGTAGGATTACTGGCATTGTTCCTTTTAGGGAACAGCTTATTATATTTAGTGAAAATAAAATAAGCAGGCTAACTGGTAATACTTTAGCAGACTTTGTGCTACAGCCTATTACAGAAAATCTTGGGTGTGTTGATGAAGACACAATACAAGAAGTAGGCAGTGACATTATGTTCTTAGGTCCAGACGGTTTACGGTTACTAAGTGCTACAGATAAAATTGGTGATTTTAATATTGCCAGTGTATCTAAACAAATACAAAAAGAGATAACTGATCTAACTCAAAACAGTACAGCGTTTTGTTCTGTTGTTATTAAAAGTAAATCGCAGTACCGTTTGTTTGGTTATGCAAATAACATAACTCTGTCTTCTGCTTCCGGTGTTATTGGTACACAACTTATTGGTGAAGGCGGTATTTATTATGGGTGGGCAGACACACGTGGCATTAAAGCTTTTGTAGCAGACTATTTGTACAAGAATAAAACAGAAATTATTCTTTTTGCAAATGATTTTGGATATGTTTATAAAATGGAAAGCGGCAATAGCTTTGATGGAGAAAATATCCAAGCTATTTTTGCAACTCCTTTTATACCAGTTCAAGATCCGCAACTAAGAAAAACATTTTATAAGATGACGCTGTACACAGATCCAGAAGGGTCTGTGAATCTTAAGTTTAACCTTAAACTAGACTTAGATCAGATAAATATCATACAGCCTAATTCTATACTTTTAATTAACAATATGACAAGTGGTGGGTTATATGATAATGCAACAACTAGCTACGGAACAACTGTGTTTGGTGGCAAGTTTACTAATATGTTTATGACGCAAGTAGTAGGATCAGGGTTTAATGCTTCATTAGAATACACAAGCAATGACACTAACCCTTCTTTTTCTTTAGACGCTGCAACTCTTGAGTTTGCCCTTTTTGATAGACGATAGGAATTAACATGACAGGATATGTTCGTAACGACTCTACTAATAATATTGCTACTGGTAATGTTATTAATGCGTCTGATCTTGATGGTGAGTTTGATGCCATTGTAAGTGCGTTTCACGCAAGCACGGGCCATACTCACGATGGCACTGCCGCTGAGGGAGCAGCTATTACTAAGGTCGGGCCTTCACAAGCGCTAGAAGTAACAGCTTCTGCACTTGTACCAAAGACAGACAATACGCTAGATCTAGGTAGTGCTACTTATGAATTTAAAGATTTGTTCATTGATGGTACTGCAAACATTGATAGCCTTGTAGCTGATACTGCAGACATTAATGGAGGTACGATTGACGGAGTAACGATTACTACTCCACGTATTACTACTGGTTTGTTAGACACAAACGGAAACGAAATTGTACTGTTTACGGCTACAGCGTCTGCAGTAAACGAAGTTACAATAACTAATAGAGCAACCGGTGGCGCACCTAGCATTGCAGCCACAGGAACAGATACAAACATTTCTTTAAACCTTGTGTCTAAAGGATCTGGCACTGTAACCATTAACGGCTCTACTGCACTATTTTCTGGCGGTGCTTTAGGAACACCCTCGTCTGGCACTCTTACAAACGCTACAGGGCTTCCAATTTCTACTGGTGTATCTGGGTTAGGCACCAGCGTAGCAACGGCACTAGCAGTCAATGTAGGCTCTGCTGGGGCAGTTGTAGTAAACGGCGGTGCCCTTGGAACCCCCTCTTCAGGGACGCTTACAAATGCTACCGGTCTGCCTATAGTAAACGGTACTACGGGCACTTTGTCTGTAGCCCGAGGCGGTACAGGAGACACAACTTACACAAACGGTCAGCTTTTAATTGGAAATACTACAGGTAATACCCTTGCAAAAGCAACCTTAACTGCCGGTACAGGTATTTCTGTAACGAATGGTGCCGGTTCAATTACAATTGCAGCTACCAATAACGGTACGGTGACATCTGTTGCAAGTGGTACGGGGCTTACTGGCGGCACGATAACTTCTACAGGTACTTTATCTGTAGCTACAAACGGCATTACAAATTCGTTGTTTAGGCAGTCTTCTGCTTATGCAGTTGTTGGTCGATCTGCTAGTACAACGGGTGACGTAGCAGATATTACTGCAGGCACAGATCACCAAGTACTTCGGCGGTCAGGGACAGCGATTGGCTTCGGTTCTATTGCACTGAATCAGTCTGCGGCTGTCACTGGCACATTGCCTGTTGCTAACGGCGGGACTGGCGGTACTACATTTAGCGGAAATAGCGTTTTGTTAGGTAATAACGGATCTACTTTTCAAACGGTAGCACCCGGATCAAGTGGTAATGTGCTTACTTCTAACGGTACTACTTGGACAAGCACTGCGCCTGCGGCTTCAGGGATTACAACAGGTAAAGCCATTGCAATGGCTATTGTTTTTGGTTAATTAAAGGAGAGTATTAAATGGCTGCACCAAATATTGTAAACGTAACTACCATTATAGGAAAGACTGCTGTAGCAAACTTAACTACTACAAGTGCTACTTCTGTAGTAAGTAACGCTGCGTCAAGTAATAAAGTATTTAAAATTAACTCACTTGTAGTTTCTAATGTGGATGGTGCTTCTACAGCAAACATCACTATCAGTTACTACTCTGCTGCTGCTCTTGGTGGTACAGCTACTGAAATTGCAAGAACTGTTGGAGTTCCTGCAAACTCAACTCTTATTATTATAGG